GTTCCTTGTCAAAATTAATAGGATCTGCTCCTTCAATCTCTCCGATGACGACTTGTTGTACGATATCAAATTTACTCATTGTTTCAAGTAAATCTTCTTGTGTCAACGGCACAACAATAGTACGAGTTTTGTCTGATGCGCCAATAATACCAACAAAACCTCTTTGGATTAGTGTGTTGTCATGAAAGACAACAGCTCCGCTATGTCCCGATGGGATTGCGTCACTATCCATTGTATAGGCAAAGATCTTATCATTTTGGTATATACCAAACGCATTTTCGTACTTTTCATTATGTCTCGTATTGAAATTTCTCAATTGTATAGATTCTAAATACAAGGCATTATTAAGCTCTCCAAAGGCAACACAGGTGTGATTGCTGCCCTCAAGCATATTAGCTCCCAAATCATCTTTAGTGACAAAGTGCTTAACACCATCCTTGGTGCACCTAAAAGTAGGTAAGCATATTATCACTGCGTCACGACCTGGGATTTGCTTGATATCTCGGCTTCTTCTGATGGTTACTTGCTCCCAATTTACATTGGGGCGTCCTGCAAAGACATTCAGATTATCAAAGATCTTTATGGTGATAACATCATCTAACAGTCCCTGGAAGACATGCTTGTTTGTCACAAACAGGTTCCCACGCAGACCAACAATGTTAGCAGCCCTAGTAGTTTCAACAATCCTTCCATCTCTATTAACCAGTCCTTGCACGCGTACTCTATACGCATGTCTCATACTCATTTCAGTCATCTGTTGGGAGAAATGGTAGCTAGAACTATTTCTTGGTGTTATCGTCGCAAGTCTTTTTACACCTTCATGATGGTATATCCTAGGTTCCTCATTAGTTGCTGTTAATAGCAGTCTTATACTCATTAATATTAGTACTATGTAAAATACCAACAAGATAGCTGCAAATGTACTAACGAGATTATCAATTGTTATCCAATTGGCGATAGATGTAAATATTGCTCTTATCCTTGTTCTCCATGGATTCACGATACCTCTAATCCTATTTTGCATTTCAACATAATGTTGTGCAAAACCCTCTGATGTTTCTACTATACGGCGTACGTTAGCCATATCAGGTTGTACTAGTATATTTGACATAATTACAAACCACTCTGCTAGCTGCTCGCCCGTAGGTTCCGCAACGTCGGTAGCAATCATGCAATCTACAATAGTACTGATCCTGGAGGGTGTGGTATTTACTTTTACATGCACTGTTGTATTATTAGGATTAATGGTAATCCTTCTTCCTGATAAATCAGCGAGTGTGAAATTATCATCTGGTGTTATTTCACGGAGACCATACCATCTTATATTTTCATTGGTTTGATATGTTGGTGTAACGTCTATTAATTTCGGCATCAACAAACCGACTGGTAAATCAGCTCTAACAGGAGTATGACCTGATAACATGGTCCAACCAGCGTGACCTGGTTCAAGTATCCATTCACCTGGGGAAAATGTTCTCACTCCAGATGTTGGTACATTAGTCCTTGCTAGGTAATCTGCCTCTAATTCTCCGTCCATTATATCGGCTGTAACATACCTCTCCATATCTCTATTATAATGGCGGGTTGGCGACATCCCACTCGCGAATGTGGAAAACCAAGGATCATATTCATCCATCCTGGGTTCTGGTACTGATACACCAAATTCGTTTATCAAAACAGCAGCAGCAGCGTGACCTGATGTATTGGTCGATACTGTATGCAATTCGATAGCTAAGTCTTCATATAGCTTACCCATGACTCTCATTTGCTTGCTACTAGGTGGTAATGTTTCAGCTAAAATTTTGGTCCAAGTCTCTTTAAATTGTTCCATAGCACGCCTCATATTTAACGTGCCTTGTTCTTGAGCTCTCTTCTGTTCAACTATA